ACCTCCGGCTTCTAATTGGCCATTATTAAATGTAACTATCTGAGATCGTTCAGGTAAGGGATCTGATATATCTCCTTCAATTGCTTTATTAGTTATTCCAAAAGTACCTTCTAAGGAAGTTGTTTGAACAGCAAATGTTTGATCGAATTGACCTGTACCTGCCGGGTTACTTATTGGATTACCGTTATTGGCATTTACAATATTAGTAACTGTACCAGTTTCAGTATATGGCGTGTCTGCACGGTAATTTCCCTGAGCAACAAATACATTCTCTGTTACATCTCCTACTATATCTTTTTTATCTATTCCTAGACTCTCAGGTGATGGTGTTGTATTTCTTAATAAGTCAGCTGGTTTTGATACACTTTGACTATTTTTAATATTATTTACGTTAGTTAACGTATCAATTCCTGTATAAGTAGAATCCGATGTATATGTAGAATCGTTATCTTCTGTAACTAAATCTCCTTCAATCCCTACATGGTATTTACCTATATCGCCAGGGTTAGCTGTAGTATTTCTATCCGGTAATTTAGAGTCTGTAATAACTCCTTGTACAGGTACTCTAGCTCCTCTTAATGCATACTGTGATCCTTCTACTCCACCTGCTCCAAAAAATTCAGCAAATCCACTAGCAGGGTCACCATCCTGTAAGTATGTATCAGTTCTAAATGCTCTAAGAAAATGTGTTCCTGTTCCGTTAACAGGTACTTGTGCTAGAGTTGAACCAGCTACTTGAGCTACATGTTTAACTGTGCCTCCAACTCTTCTTATAATATTACCGGCAACTGTACCGTCGTTACCTTCGAGCTTTTTTGTTATTTCTCCTTGCTTTAGTAATGCTTCATTTGCTAGGTGTTTTACTCCTGGTTTATCAATAAGCATTTGAGCAATACGAGATGCATCATCAACTCTTCTAGTAATCTCATTAGAAGTACTACCTTCTTGTTTTGTTACATAAGGAGCCTTGATCCCACTATCCTCATATTGTAGAGAACGGAGAGTATCCATACGACCTTCGTCGAAGTCCTTTTTTAAGTTCCTTATAATCGGCATATATTACTTATGCTGGTGGATTATCTAAATACTTATCTGGAGTAGTTCCATCTAAATCTAATCCAGAAACGCTCTGCTCAATAGCCGGTTGATTATTAATCGAAGACTGATTGTGTAAAGTCGAGGTAGTTTTAGCTCCTGGTCTAGTTGCAGGAGTTTGTCCTTGCAATCCTAAAATAGAGTTAGGGAGTTGATTATTTAAAATTCCGTTTGCCATAATTAATTATTTTAATTGATTTATTATAAATAGAAGTTAAGAAAGTTTATAAGTACCTAGTACCTGTGTCTCTCCTACTTTATTTCCGTCTAAGTATACATTACCTCCTGCAGATACTACCGATATAAGGGTATCTAATTTAGCAGATATCTCAGCCATACTGTTATCTTCACTATCCCCTTCTCCAAATAATCCTCCTAGAGCTGCTAGAGGTGCCATTACAAGAGCAAATCCAGATAAGGCCATTAAAGCCGGTATAGCTGCTATTCCAGCTATGGCTATAGCTCCTAATCCGGCTGCTATGCTCATTAATCCTAACCCTACAAGCATTAATTGAGGAGCTATTATTGCTAATCCAGTTAACTGTTGTATAAGAGATTCTATTGGAGTATTACCAAGTAAATTAAAAGCAAAAGCTGCTGGTATAAGTGATGCACCTAGTAATGCGATTGCTCCTGCTCCAGCTGCTATGAAAGGAAATAAGAATCCTAATCCTGCCGCTGCTAACCCTAATAAAGTTAATGCACCGGCAAAAGCAAACATCTGCCCTGGGTTAATGTCTTTTAGTAAGCTAAATCCATATGCTGCGGGTATTAAAGCTACTCCTAATATACCCATAGCCAGTGCTCCTTGAATAATTTGACCTCCAACATTACCTAGTAAAGCTAAGGTTAATCCTAACATACTTAATGAACCAGCAAATGCAAGCATTTGTGCCGGATCTACATCTTTCACCATCTTTAATGCTAGAGCAAAAGAAACTCCTAAAGCCAATCCTGCTATACCTAAAGCTAATGCTCCTTTTACAACATCACCAAACTGTTTTCCAATAGAAGCTAGACCATCTCCTAATCCTTTTAAAAAGCCTTTTGGTCCTTCTCCTGCTCCGGGTTTTACTCCTTTAGTTGAATCGGCTAATTTTTTAGTATCTTCTGTTGCTTTTTCTTTTAGTTTTTCTAAAGGATTAAGTCTTGTACCTCCTTTAGTTAATATCATTTTTCCTTGAGGAGATAGTACACTATATAAATCTCCTGCTTTAGATTTTACATTACCAGTTAAAGCACCTCTAGCAACATTTGCAAAATCCTTAATGCCGCTTTTTACTGAGGACATATTGCTTTTAAAATTTGAGAAAAAGCCCATTACTCCTTTACCTTTGTCCATTAGACTTTTTCCTAGATTTCCTGCACTTGCTGCTATATTAACAAACCCACCTGCTAGTAACTTACCTGCTCCATAAGCCGCTAGTAAATAAGGCGCTATTGGAGCTACGAAAGATACTGCTTTTGCAATCATTGTAACGATAGGAGCGAGAGTATTTAATATACTGGCTAATGGTTCAGCAATTTTAGAGAAAGCAAGTTGCAGTGATTCTGATGCTTCCATTTGCTCTAACTGTTCAAGAGTAACTCCTCTCATTGCAGCTCTTTGTTCTTTGGAAAGATTTTTTTGCCCTTCTTGATTGATGAGCATTTTACCCATCTCTTCTCTAGACATTCCAAGAGCTTTAGCCATTGATTCTTGTTGGATACGGTTCATATTAGCAAATTCTGCTGCAGATGCACCTTGGTTTGCTAATTCTTTTGCCAGTCCCTCTAAGTCGTTATTTAAAGCAAGCTCTCTTGCCTTAGACATGTTAATATTTTTTCCAGTGAGAAGTTGTGCCTCTAATTCACTTTCTATTGAAGATTCAAAATCTAATAATCCATCAGCTATCTGGTTTACTTTAGCAAGATCTAAACCTAATTTTCTAGCAGCTGAAGCAGCAGCTGCAATTTTTTTCGGATTACCTCCTAAAGACATGGATACGTCTGCAGATGCATTTAATACGTCTTTCATAACAACTCCATGAGCTATTGCTGAATCATTCATAGCGTTAAATTCATTAACACTACTTACTAATTCTTCTTTATAACCCTGGATAGATGTACCAGATACTTTTGAGAACATACCAAGATTAGAAGCTTGTTCGGATGAAAGTCCTAAAAGATTCTGTGCTTCGGCTAATCTACCTAAATCTTCAGATGAGAACATTGCTGCTGCTGCAACACCGGTTCTTTCTGTCATTTCAGCCATTAATGTCATAACCTGTGCGCCTGATGCAAGACTACTATTATGGGCTGCTTGTATTCCGGCATTCTGTCCGGTTAATCTCTGTAATTTTGTAGAAGCTGCATTTAATTCAAATGCTTTACCTACTATAGCTGTAATGATAGTAAGCGGGTCAAAAAGAGCTTTTCCAAATCCTTTTGCTAATTCTCCTAGACCTTTAAACATTATCTGAAGCTTAGAGGCATTTCGTATAACTTTACCGGTAGCAGGGTCTACTCGTTCAGATTCTTCAGCTAGTCTTTGCATTTCTGATTGGGCGTCTTCCATGGCTTTATGGAAAATACCAGATCTCATACCTAATCTTTCCATCAATGCACCAGTACCTTTGACTAATGCTCCAGTTACACCCATTCTATCTTCTATCTTTCTTTGTACTTGCTCTTCTGTTTCTAGTTCTGAGATATTATTTTGATGAGCCTGTTTCATAGCTAGCAAGGCAGCTAGTCTATTAGCAGTTTGAGCATCAATTTTACCCTCTAAATTTAATTCTTTTTGAAGCCCTGCAATTAATTCATCACCTAAGTTAACTGCTTCTTGTTTTTTGGCAACAGTTCGATTTAACTCATCTAAATTATTTTTCTGCGTTTTTAAATTTTCTTGAAGTCTTTGAGATTCTTCTTCAGTAAAAATGCCAATAGATTTTGCTTTACTTTCTAGATCAGCAACTATTTTTTGCTGTTCTGTTTGTGCATCTTGAGCATTTTGTAGCTCTCTAGTTATGTCTTGATGTGTAGCGTAAGTATCCGCAAGTTGCTGTGCATACATAGCTTGTCGATCATTTAGATCTCCAGCTATTGATGTAATTTCTGTTACAAGTTTATTCTGTAAAGCCTGCGCTTTTGATATTTCACGGTTAATTTTACCTGCATTACCTAACTCTACTACATTTTGCTGAACGGCTTTTACAACCTCATTCCCTAAATTTCTTAAGGTTTTCTCTTGATCGGTGAGTTTTTGCTTAACACCTATACTATCTCTTAGTTCTGCATTTAGAGTACGAGCATAATCTAAAGCAGATGCATTGTTTTCTGCTTCTGCTCTTGCAAATCTATTATACTGATCTCTTAGCTTATTAAGTTCTTCTCTGCTTTTGGCAAATTGACTTGGATCAGGATTGTTGAAGTTGTTATTTCCGTCTGCCATTTATAAAATGAGTTTATTATAAATAGTTAAGGCTCGCTTATTTGCGAGCCCTTGTACTATAAGAAGGTTTTTTTACTTTACCGCCTTTCATTGTCTGAGATTTCTTATTAATCTTATCGTATTCAGCTTTTTCTTTTTCATAATGCTCTTGCATTTTTTGAAAAGTAAAATTTCTCAGCCAAATAGGCATGTTATATACTGTATCATAATCATACCCTCCCTTACCATTAAATACTATTTCATGTATTTGGGTAAATACAGAAAGTCTATAGGTTGGCGTCAGGCCAAAGAAAGTTAACCCCGATAGGGATGTCAACCCCTCCTTCCGGTCCATTTTCAGGGTAGAACTTCATGTCAACGTCTGGTTGAAAGTCTCTAAGGTAGTTTCTAAATGCTCTAGAATCTCTTGCAAGGAATTCATTATCTACAAAGGCTCTAACGTTTTTTCTCTCGCTATCGCCATTCACTGCTAAAATCATATGTTTGAGACGAGTAGATAGTTCTGCTGATGATTCTTTATTAATTTTTTTTAATCCTTTTACTTCTTGGTCTATTGCTTGTTCATCACCATGAGATAAAAGTTTAAAAGTAATAACTTTTCCTGTAGTTGGTAAAGTAAAGTTAAAACTATTTTCTTTTGCTTTTTCTACATCTGTATGAAGAGTTTTATTATCAAGAAGAGAAAGGTCAATGTGTTCTTTTTCGCCTGCATACTCAAACTCATAATCTTTACCGTATCCTAAAATACGTGCAGCTATAAGTAATGCATTTTTATCTCCTACAAGTAATTGGTTATAGTCAATTGTCTTGTCTACTATCAATGCCTGTAGAAGCTTATCAATAACAATACCTTTTTCAATATAGTTTTGATTGGTTAGAATATCCTCTTCCTTTGCTGTCATGTACTTCATTTCAATAGTACCTGAGGCAAGAGGTGAATCTGGTGGGTAGAGTTTCCCTTTAGAAGGTAAGTCGACTACTTCTGTTGGGAATTTTTGTGTTTGTTCCATAAATTTTATTAATTAAAACTAGTTCTAGATATAAATATACGAAGAATATATTTTTAAAACAACAAAAGCCCGAAATAAATCGGGCTTTCTGTTATATTAAAGGCTGTATTAGTAATTCAATACGCAATAATCCATTGCTACTGTAATTGATAGCTCTACTGCATCTGGTGATGACCAATCAAAGTCTCCTTGAGACATTGTTTTAATAAATGCACCTTTGATAATCCATTCAGAAACTACATCTCCTACAGGACCCAATACATTAAGAGTTAAATCTTTTTTGTAGAAGTCTGAGTATCCAGCTCTACCTGTTACTGATTCGTAAGATAGACGAGCCCACTCCATTACTGCTTGCGCACCAGAAGGAGTAATTGGATCATATAGAGTCATATCCATATCATTCCACATTCTCTTTCCTCTAATCTTACGATAAGAATTAATGTGGTCAAGAACTACCTCTCCGTCTTCAAATGAAGGAGCTGATACTGTTTTTACCATGAATGATGGAATGTTGTCCATATACATGATAAATCTATTTTGTACCTTCGGTTCGAAGGCTCTAAACATAATTTCGTTTGGATCTAATACTGCCATGTTATTGTATATTCTTTATTATAAATATATTAATTTTTAATTATCCTACAAAAGTAGCTCCTGTTGGTTCGATTGTAAAGTCAAGAACGATAAATTCGGCTGTTTTAGCTGGCTGAATAAAGATCTGACCGATCAATTGATTTCTATCTACTACGTCTGCAGTGTTGTTTGTATCATCCATTACTACTCGGTATGAATAAAGACCTTGTCTCTGTACTACTGATTCTAAGTAAGGATTTACTGTTGCTAAGAATCTATTTCTTGTTGCAATTGTATTTTGTTCGAATACTAGGTTTCTAGCTTGATCTCCAATGAATTTCTTCAATTCGATTAACAATCTTCTTACATTTACACGATCAAGTGCAGATGCTTTAGTTTGTAAAGTCTTCTGACCAAATACTGAAATGCCTTGTCCTGGGAATGAAGCGATTGGGTTAACTTTAGCACTGTAAAGAGTATCTCTTTGAGTTCTAGTTAAACGTCTTTCTGCTTGAACTACTCCTGTAATTCCTCCTCTTACAAGTCCTGCTGGTGCAAACCAAGGTGCTGTGCTATTATCTGTGAAAGCATATACTCCTGGAATTACAACTGAAGCTGGTACCCATTCGTTTCTACCTGTTGCAGACTGAGTCTGTAACCATGGCCAGTAAGCTGCTGCATAAGAACTGTTAAGTACTGCTGATTGAGCTACTGTATTAGTTACTGTTGATCCGTAATCTACTAGGTCTACTACT